GAGCCCGCCGTAGCTGCGTAATCCGTGGTAGATTCCCCGCCATACCATTCGCTGCCGCTGCCGTAAGTTGTGAATGCGCCGGGTGAAAGTGCCGTTCCCGGGTGACAACCGGAGTGCGTGTGTGCGGGCGTGGTTGCCTCCGCAAGGGTTACGGTGATAGCTCCTGAAGTGGTGCCTATGGTGGATGTCGCCCCGTAAACCATCCGGCCCCGCAGGTCCGGGAGGTTGAAGTGCGTCCCGTCTGCGCTGCCAAAGGTGGTCCCGAAACTGGAGAACAGGTTCGGGTATGACGCCCGCAGCAGGGAGGCGCCATTGCATTCCAACCATCCCGAGGGCACCGCACCGTAAACAGGCACAATCTCACATTTATTTTTACCGAGTGCGGCACCGATTACTGAATCATAATAGGCTTTTCTGGCGATATCGGTATCTGCGGACGGCGCCGGTAAGTTCGTGAGTTTCTTGCCGGCCATATCGACATCTTCCGTAACGATGATGTTACTGAAGTCCGTCGATTTGCAGGATGACACCCCGCAGACGGTATAATCGTCCCGCATGTCTGTGATGTCAGCGTCAAGGATCTGGGTTGCTGCAGCGGCAACATCCACTTCGGCAAGCAGGATCTCCCAGGTTGTTCCGTCCTGCGTGAGTGCTGGAGCTGCTGGTGAGGATGAGGCCACACCAGTAAGAACTGCCGACTCGATTTTCCGTGGTACTGCTGTTGGTGTAAGACGTAGCACTACCCGGTCGATCCGGGCATATACCGGGTCTGCTGCAGTAAGCGTGAGGGTTTTGGCCGCGCTGTTGTCGTACCAGTATCCCTGAATCCACGCCCGGCCAGACCCGCATGACACGGATATTCCTGGAGGTGCGGACTGAACGACTTCAAGCTCTGATCCGATATCCTTGACATATCCATCCGTTTTAAATGATTTCAGCTGGTTGGCATAATCTGAATGCGCATAAGTTCCTGAGTCATACATCCCGCTTGATATTGTCATTTCTCACACCGCCCTGATAATCCATTTCAGAACCATCGACGGAGGGCGATTTTCATGTGCTCCGCCTCCGCCCGTGCTGCCGCTGGTGGTTGGTACTTCCGTGCCATAACCTTCATAGACCATATCCGCGCTGTATTTCCGCTCGTATCGCCAAGTGCCCGTATGGGAATGGCTTGGTAGATTTGCTGTTGTGAGGGTTACCGTAGCCGACCCACCAGTATATCCGATCGTTGGGAAATATCCGCTTCCTTTATATCCAAAGGGTATCCGGCCCCGGAGGTCCGGCAGGGTGACAGATCCAAGCTGGGTGTAAAGTCCGGGATAAATAACGGGATCAAATGTCCCACCGTTACATTCCAGCCAGCCGGAGGGAACAACCAGTCCTGGGTATGCACAGATATACCCCGGCGGGATGTCGATGGATTCAATGTAATCATAGGTCGATGCATCATTATCCGCTGTGCATAACCCGACATTGGTCAGTTTATGGGTGTCGAGATCCCATGCTGCACCCGTCCTGATATCGGAGATCCGGACAGTGTAGGGATTGGATTCTCCGCAAAGGGTGGCCGAGGTCCGCCGGTCTGTGATATTTGCCGTGACGACGGTGGTAGCTCCTGCAGCAACAGCGATCTCCGCAAGAACAAGGTCCCAGACATCATCAGTTCTTGAGTAATCCGGGGCTACCGGGGAGCTGGCAGGGGTTCCGGTAATTACTGTGGCATCAATCTTCCGGGAGCCGGTGATATTGTTGCGGAGGACAACAAGGTCAATTCTCGGGAACGTAGCGTCCGCTGTGCTGATGGTTACATTCTGGCTTGCCGTTGACCGATAGAAATAGCCTTGAATCCATGCCTCCCCGGTGTCTACCTTTACGGTCATATCGGGGCTGGCCTGTTGTTCTACCAGGAACTCGTTGTAGGTACCGTCCCAGACCAGCCCGTTCGTCCGGATGTCACGCGCAACGGCTGCCAGCTGGTTCTGTGTATAGACGTTGGTCTCATCTGCAGCTGCGAGGTAACCAGAAGTCTCTGTCATATTTTGATCCCCCATTTTAAGAGAATGTTTGGAGGCATGTTGTCGTGAGCCGTACCCCCGCCATAAGAACCGCTGGCAGTAGTGCCCGGTGTGCCTATGGTTGCCGCGGTCGGGGCATAATGCCCGCCCTGCAGGGAACCGCCGCACATTGTGATAGCATGGGTGTGCGCCGGCATCTCCGGGATGGTAAGTTCGTGCGTAGCCTCGCCGAGAAGTGTCCCGATATAGGTATAATCACCTGATCCGGAATGGCCGATGATTGCCCGCTCGTGAAGATGAGGTAAATTGAAAGTTGTGCTGCCATCACCCACTCCAAATGCAACGCCTATTATTGAGAAGATACCGGCGTAAGTAGTACGCGAAACCGCCGAACCGTCGCACTCGAGGAACCCGTCCGGGACCGTGGCATTGCCGAATGGAACAATAGCGCCGGTCGGGAGTGGATAATAAATATCAGCCAATGCATCAATAAACCCTTTCGTCAGGGCATCGCCGGCTTCCAATGGTGCGCCGGAATCGCTGATCTGTTGACCATCCATATCCTTATCGGCATCCATGACCAGCCTGGAGGCATTCACGCGGGGGATTGTGGAATAATTTCGTTCGTCCTGAATCAGTCCCTGCAGTATCTGGCTATATCCGTTGAGCAGGCAGAATGATGCCAGCGAGTCCTCCCAGACCGTAGCTGTCTGGGTCAATGCAGGCAGACCACCTCCGGGTGTGCCTTTCAGGACAATGATGGTTATATCGTCCGTGCCGCTGCTGATCTCATTATGCAGCACGATCCGGTCGTACCTTGATGAACCTGAAGTGTTGGTATCGATGGCGATATTGTACAGGGCTGAATTAATCACCATCTGACCCTGGACCCAGGCCCAGCCGGTCGCGACATCCACCGATCGGTCGCCGGCGCCGTGTTGCAGGACCTGGAGGCCATCAAGTTTTCCGAATACAACACCGCCGTCAAGGTCCCCGTGAATGGTTTTGAAATGATCACGCATATTGGTTGTAAGCGTGTAAGATCTGGAGTCCGTGGCAGTCTCACTATAATGTTGATATGTTTCCGTCATGCTCTACCTCGAGTAATTGCCCGATTGTTCACCGACTTGATGATCTTGGTATTATCAGGAATCTCAGTACCGGTTGTCAGTGATATCCTGCCTGCTGCCGATTTGCCATAGGTTTCCCTGACTTCAATGATCCTTCCTGATAATGTGGCGATCCCATAATAGACCGCGGTGATGATATCCCCCATGTCGAAATCTCCGGCAGCGTCCCGGCTCATATAATGAAAACTGTTGTCCTGGATGATCTCAAATGTCAGGCTCTCAGCACTGCCTTTGTCGGCAATCTCGGCCTTGGCAAGGTCCGTTAGCTGAGCGTCTGAATCGTCTGTCTGGCTTCCATCGATGAATCCTTCGTACCGGTCCAGGCCGGTCGGGATTGATGATGATGGATAACTGAGTACCTTCCGGGAGTTCGCCGTGCCAGTACCCATTGCATACACAAAGTTGGTTACACCATCGTCGCTGTCCTCGTAATCAGTAGCCCGGATGTTCCCGAATTTTGTATTATACTGGACGGTCGCGCTTCTGTCTGTTCCTGCCTTGATCTTGACCTGGAGCTTTTTAGTTGAACGGACGAACTCCACCTCATAACCGATACCCGTTGATGCCAGTAGGATCTCTTCGATAAGATCAGGGAGTGACTGCAGCCGCGCCTGGTAAGTGATGTTGCCCCCCTTCGCACCGTCAGGGGTCTCCAGCTCAAACTCGGATATTGTGCGGTTGCTGTCCGCTGTCGTGCCATCTTCTTTCTTTGGCGTGATCACGTTCCGATCGATATAATATCTGATTGCTGTTTCTGCCGGCTGGGCCGTCTGGACATCATATCCGGTACCGGCGGCTATTCCTGCGATCGCCTTGCGGGACTCGAGAAGGCCTTTTCCGTCCGGACCGGAGACCGTCCAGATCTCAGATTCCATACCAGATTCAGAAAGTCCTATGTTCCGTCTGGTGATTCTGCCGATCCGGTCCTCACCGCCGCGATGGATTGAGACGTAATATCCTTTCTGCAGGTCCCGCTCTTCGATAACCTTTGTCTCGCTGTTATAGAAATACCGGCTGATCCGGAGTGAGAATTCACCGGCTCTTCTCCATCGCCGGACCCAGAGAAGATTTTCATAGTCGTTATATTCGGCAATCCAGTTCAGAGTATTATCGAAAATCCTGACCGGATATTGTTCAAAAACGGGGAGCTCGGCCATGGTTCACACCCCGATATATTGTTTATAATATGTGACAGTGCAATATGCCGTTGCACCGATCGATGCCGATGATGCGAATGACAGGACGTTCTCCCCCGGCTCAATCTGGGTGGTGAGGTCACTGACACTGTCCATATACTGAAATCCATTCGTAGCGGTACCGGAGGTGACTTTCGTGATTACCGGGGCACCCGGTCCTGTGGTAATGGTCAGGGTGTCACCGGCTGCAACGGTCAGGGTTGCGCTGATGGTTTTAACCGTGGTCACCCCATCCTTGATCGTCGTGAAGGTGATGACAGGGTCCACGACTTCGCCGTATATCACCAATGTAAAGGGCGAGGCAACACTTCCAGGATTATCTATGGTTGTCTCTTCCGATGCCGTGCCAAGAGTGTAAGGCGAGGTCAAGGGGAATGTAAAACCGCCGGTAAATGTGGCAAGGACCACGGTTACCGGTACCGGGTCATACCAGAACGGATTAAATGCAACAAGATCGATCGTGGCATCCTGCCAAGTCCGGCCCCGCGAGTTTAGTGATAGATCCGGGGTATTGTTCGCAAGGCAGTCAAGAGCGTAAACCGCACCGCCCTCCTGGGTGTAGGTAAGGACACCGGTCCCGAGCTTCGGGTTGAGTGCTTCGGTAAGGGCAAGGATCGCCGCCTCGAGAAGTGGCAATGTTGTCGCTGAGATCCTGATGCCGAATGATACATATCTCTCGTTAATCCGGGTGGTCTCCGGGAACGCAACGTCCAGGTATGGCGACCGGATTACCTGATGGGATGTTGGGATTTTTGCGAATCCGGAATAAGGCCTCAGGAATTTATATGTAGATCCTACCGTCGTCGGGAACGTAATAGGATCTCCACTTGGCGGAGTGAATACCAGCTGCTGGCTCATTTTACACCTCTCCGGTTTGCATTTGCCGCTTGCTGGCGGCTGATTGCTGATGCTGCAGCCAGGGGGTCGTTCGTAAAGATATTATAGACATCCCCTCCTGCCGCGAATGCCTTCAGATAGTCTTTCTGTTTTTGGGTCTCCACCGCTGCAACCCTGATTAATTCCTGGGAGAACAGGGCTTTCCACCGGGCAATGTCCGAATACCGCATACCATTAACATCAGTCGATCCGATTCCCCCCTCACCACCACCAAAGGAACCGCCGGCATACATCCCGAGGTTAACAGTGTTAGCTTGGTTCAGCCGCCATGCCGCGATCGCGGTTTCATAGTTCCGCATCTCACCCATAACACTGGATGAGACGCCGGAGGACCCGCGAAGTGCGGCATAAAGCGGGTCAAGCGTTCCAACGCTCGGGCCGAGATAAGTGGACCCCGGAATATTGGCCGTTCCGCCGCTTCCCGATTTATATGGATTGTATCCCATGGCGACCATCCGGCTCTGTGTCGCACCGTCAAGCGTGATAAACTCTTCCGGCGTGACGTTCTTGATAAATTCCATTGCTTTAGCATCACCTCCCGTAACACCCTGGAGAGTAACCGCATTTGCGAAGGTTTCTGCAATCTCTTTTTGCCGGGCCTTGAGTTCTTCCGCGGTAGGAGCTGCCTCGCCCGGGGTTGTGTATCCGGGAAGAACGTTCTTGGGATCCTGTGCCCGTTTTATTGCGGCGTCAATCTCTCTCTGGGCCAGGTTGTTCTGATATGCCCCGGCCTCATCAACAAAACCCTGGACATCCCCCATAAAAAGTTTGGAATATGCCCGGGCCATCGCGGTAAATGATTTATTCTCGTAGGGAGCGATGAAACTGTCCTCAACGAAACCAAGCAGGGCGCCGGAGTAAATAGTGATTGCGCCAGTCAGCCGGTCGATCCGGACCTTTGCTTCATCAAGTCTGCGGATATCCTCATCCGTCCATATCGGGGAATTATTAATTTCGTCTGCCTTCTCGATGTATGTCTGCATTAGCGGCATGAGATCTCGCCACTTCATGCCGTAGATGTCCATGGCCAGAGCGTTCCGTTTGGTCTCATCTTCCATACCGACAAGTGCTATAGCGGTCTCGTTGAACACCTGTTGAGGAGTCTTTCCCGATGGATCCACCCCGAGGCCCATGAATGCTTTATACGCCCTGGTGCTCTTATCACCTGATTCCGCCATGGATAAAGTCAATTTATTAAGGGATATCTCCACGCTGCTGAATGAGGTACCGGAGATCGTGGCTGCGTATTGAAGATGTTGTAGATCCGTTGTGCTGATCCCGGTCTGGTAAGACAGGTCCTTGAGGCCCTGGGCCATTCCGCCGAACTTTTCGATGGCCAGGTATGACGATGCGGCGAATGCAGCTACAGGAACCGCAAGTTTTTGGAGAGTTTCCCCGATCTGGCCGAGCTGAGTTCTTGCATGGGTGACACTTTCATCAAATCCAGCGGTATCGATCCCAAGTTTGACCCAGAGTTCCGCAATGGTTTTACTAATCATTTTTTATCATCTCTCTGGACTTCAGTGTCCAGCTGTCCATCCTGCGATCGAACTCCTTCATCATTTCATCAGTTATCTCCTCAGGTTCGTCCTGTTTACCCGTTTCCCAGCTGAACGCCATGAAGCTGTCAGGCGGTATTGGAACGACACCTCCGGGGTCCATATTCAATAACTGACAGACCCAGATCCGGCCTGCAGTAACCATTGCTGCCGTCTGCGTGGCCTGAAGGGTATCGGAATACTCCCGGTCGGAGCGTCGGAGAGCCGCCTTTGCCTCTGATATTTTTCGGAGTTCCCTTGGTGTTATGTTCCATAAATCTGATGGCGAGAGATTGCATAGACCGTAAGCTACCGGTTCGGCAGCCTCGATCCATGGTCTTCCGAGTTTTTTGGGGTATCGTTCCCCTGAGGCACGGAAGTATCCGCCTCTTTCATCAGCGCGTTTGCATTATACCATTCCCCCGCCGCCAATGCTTTGAGCATGATAAGCCCGATGTCGGCTGCTGCGGCATCAGTTGGCTTTCCGGAAGTGTATAGGCGAGCGTATTCCTGGGCCTGCCGCATTCCGTCAAGGTCCTGGGAGAGCTCTCTTTTGGGGTTTCCTCTTGAGTCAAACCCTTTCTTGAGTCCGTAGTAAAAGACCCTCGAGATTACACCGATCCGGCTGATATAGTCCATGGCCATGATGAGACGCATCGGTTTGTCAAGACTGTCCTCGAGCTCGATGATATCCCCGGCCAGAAATTGGAGGGTATGGGGTTCCCCTCCAATGGTGATCTCTACTGATGACAACATCAGGGGATCACCTCAGGTCGGGCTCAGGACGGTGCCGATAGTCACATCGATCTGGTAGATCTTCGGAGTCTTGGCATCGGACTCAACAACCATAACGAAGATCGTGGTTGTGGCACCGGTACCGCTGTTCAATGTGATCGCCGCGGAGGCCACACCGCTCGCTACGCTCGTGCCGTTTATGTAGATCGTGCCGGTCGTTGCCGTGGCCGTGATCTTGACACCCGTATCATCGGAGTAGGCTGTTACCGCATACTTGTAGGTCGCTGCAGCGGCAGCTGGTGAGAGGGTGAGCGCCTCGCTTGCCTGGTTCGTGATGCTCAGGAATGGAGTAGTGAGTGGGGCCCCTGCGGTCGTAACCGTGGTTATGTCCTCGTAGGGCGTGATGGTGATCATGAGAGTGGCCCTTCCGCTTTTGGGGGTACCGAATCTCAGGTTGGATATCCACCCGTCAATCACTTTCGTTTTAAAAGCAACCCCATATGTGGAGGGATAAACAATCTTCCATATCCCGCCGGTCTTGGCGTAAGCCAGCGTTTCAAGGGCGGTCTGGCACGTATCATCGATTGCGAAGCACGTGAATGTCATATCGCCGAACTCGGAATCGCCCGGGAGGTGGACCTTGTGGGTGCTGTCCTGGGAGGTCCCGTCATCTTTCGCAACGGAGAACGGAGGATCAGTCACTTCAATGGTCTCTGCAAGGACGTATCCGTTGTAGGTGACCCTCATCATCTTCGCGCTTTTTGCCTGTCTTGTCATCTGTAGTTTTCACCTCTTAATCATCAAGGTATGTGACCATAAGGTCACGGTGTTCACGCCAGATCTTCAGCGTGAGTCCATCGCTGTTGTCCGGGACCGACCCGGCATCGTCAATGTCCGAGATATACACGCCATTGACGAGAGTGTTCTGGATTCCTTCCGATGTTGCGGTATAGCATACCGCTTTCTTGATTAGGTCTGAAATGACCTCGGCCTCGGCATCGCCTGGTGTAGAGACTCCCGCGACCTCCGTGGTCGCTGTCATGACCGTGCATTGGATCCTGGCCGTAACGTAGGTTGAGGAGCTGGTGTTCTCCGACCCGGCGTTGTCAATACGGGTTGCCACAATAAGGGGATATGTCGGGGATGGCGGGACCGTTCCGCGATAGATCCGGGTGCCCACCTTGGCAGCAACTGCAGTATTGGCTTTCAGCGCAGTAATCACCGCAAGGGTAATATTTTTCATCCGAACTCACCGGCCTCCATGTTCTGGTTAAGGATCCCCATCGCAAAGCCAGCGCCCTCGAGAAGGTCCGGCCTGATATTGCCGAACCCGGTCTTCAGGGCTGCCCATTCAGCGGTTTTCACGGAACGATAGCTCTCAAACATTCCTGGCTGGAGTGTCCCCTCCATAATGGCAATGTATTTTTCCATCTGCGTGTCAAGCGGCGGGCGGAAATAGGGCCTCGGATACTGGAAATACAGATATCCTCTGCGATCTCTCATCCCCCAGAATCCGAACTCCAACCGCCGGGCATATGGCAGATCAGTGCCGACATAGACATACGGTTTCTCGCCGGACACCACATCCTCGAGGAACCCTGGTTCCTCCACGTGAATTGACCGCCGGAGTGTACCGGTCTTGTAAGGAGCGATGACCTTGACATCGTTGGCATAGGCTTGTCCGGCCTTCTTGACGGCAAGTTTTGCCCGTTTCCGGGTAGCCTCGATCTCGTTTGCCAGAGCTGTCCCGAACTCCGATAATCCGGTAATCGAGGGGCCGGCGGTCATCCAACCCTCAACTGGTTTAGAATCCAGGTTCCGGCTGCAGTTATCACCGTTGAGATCGCCGCGGCATATGCAAGAAT